CGGCCGGCCGGATGCGGGAGCAGACCCTCCGCAACGGTGCCCGCGTCTCGGGCTACTTGAAGCGGCCGGCTACGACCCAGCCGTGGTCGGACACCGCCCGCGAGCGGTTCAAGTCGTCCTGGCGCTCGCAGTACTCCGGTGATGGTCCCGAGAGTGGCGGCACGCCGATCCTCGAGGACGGCATGGAGTTCGTGCCTGCCGGGCAGGACGCGAAGGCCTTGCAGTACGTGGAGGTCCGCAAGCTCGCCCGCGAAGAGGTCGCGGCCGCGTACTTCATCCCTCCGCCCCTGATCGGGATTCTCGATCACGCGACGTTCTCCAACATCCGCGAGCAGCACAAGCACCTGTACCAGGACACGCTCGGGCCGTGGCTGACCCAGTTCGAGGAGCAGCTCATGGCTCAGCTCTTCCCCGAGTTCCCGGACACCGATGACCTGTACGTGGAGTACAACCTGCGGGATAAGCTCCGCGGCGACTTCGCCGAGGAAGCGACCACGTTGCAGTCCTCCACCGGTGGCCCGTGGATGACCCGCAACGAGGCCCGGGCCCGGCAGAACCTGCCGGCGATCGACGGCGGCGACGAGCTGATCGTGCCGCTGAACGTCGCCGAGGGCGGCCAGGCCTCCCCGACCGACTCGACCCGCATGCGCGAGAACGCGATCGTCATGCTCCCCGCGAGCAAGGCGGCCGCGCTACTGACCAAGGAGCCGGCCCGCAAGGCCCGCACCGAGGTCACCGACAGCGAGCGAGACGACGCGATCAAGGCGCTCACCGACTTCTTCGCCACGCAGCGCAAGCAGGTCATCCGACTGCTCGAGGACGGCGGCGACTGGTGGGACGCCGACGCGTGGGACGACGCCCTCGTTGACGCGATCCTCCCGCTCATCACGGCGCTCGCGACCCGCAAGGGCCGCGCCGCCGCGAACGATCTGGGCTTCCCGCCGGACGACTACGACCAGGAGCGCACGGAGAAGTTCCTGGCCGCCGTCGCGTCCTCCCGGGCGACGTGGATCAACGACACGACCCGCAACCAGATCGAGGACGCGCTCGCCGACCTCGCCGAGGACCTCACCGAGGCCGACGCCGTCGACCACGTCTTCGACGTCGCCGAGGAGGCACGTTCGCTGTCCGCCGGTGCGGCGCTCGCGACGTCGGTGGCCGCGTTCGGGGTGCGTGAGGCAGCTCGCCAGCTCGCACCGAGCAAGGCGACCAAGACGTGGGTTGTCACCTCGAGCAACCCACGTGCGAGCCATGCGGCCATGCACGGGGAGACGGTCCCGGTCGGGCAGCCGTTCAGCAACGGCATGCAGTACCCGGGATCGATCGACGGCGACGTGGACGAGGTCGCCGGATGCCAGTGCGCGCTCGACGTAGAGATCCCCTGACCACCCCGCGAGGGCGAAAGGAACCATGATGCACACGAAGTTCGCGCCTCTCACGGGCGTCAAGGCCGGCCCGGACGACGGGCTCGAGGAGGGCACGTTCACCGCCTACGCGTCGGTGTTCGACAACGTCGACGCCTACGGCGACGTCGTCCGCAAGGGCGCGTTCACCGAGACCCTGGACGAGTGGTCGAAGGGCGACGCGGAACTCCCGCTGCTGTTCGGCCACCGGTTCGACGATCCCGACTTCAACATCGGGCACATCGTCAAGGCCGAGGAGGACGACCACGGGCTGCTCGTCACCGGGCGTCTCGACATCGAGGCCGACACGGGTAAGGCGAAGCAGGTGTACCGACTGGTCAAGGGCCGGCGCATCAACCAGATGAGCTTCGCCTATGACGTCCTCGAGTCGTCCGAGGTCACCGAGGACGGCGAGAAGTTCGTCGAGCTGACCAAGCTCTCCCTCTACGAGGTCTCCGTCGTCCCGATCGGCGCGAACCAGTCCACCGAGATCCTCGCGGTCAAGGCCGCCGAGGCAGCATCCCGCTCCCTGGCCGCCCAGATCGCGACCGGGCAGAAGGAAGGCCGCGTCCTCGCGGCCAAGCACATCGACTCCCTGCGCTCCGCGCAGGACGCCATCGGGGCCGTCATCGAGGCCGCCGAGGGCACCGACCAGGAGAAGGCCACCGGCCCTGACTGCCTCGCCACCCCCGGCACGCCCGGGGCCCGTGAGAAGTCCAGCGGACCTTCCGTCGACTCCCTGGCGCTGGAACGTCTCGGCATCCAGCTCGAGGCACTGATCTGACCATCCACCGTCCAAGGAGGACACCATGAGCACGAAGCTCAAGACCCTGCAGGAGGCGGCGATCGCCGCCATCAAGCAGGCCGAGGACATCGCGAAGCCGGCGTCGGACGCCGAGCGAATGATGACCGAGGGCGAGAAGCACGACTACGACGAGGTCATGGAGAAGGCCCGCGGCCTTCTCGACCAGATCAAGACCGCGAAGGCCGACGCCGCGATCCTCGACGAGGCGAAGTCCCTCGCCGCGGAGATCGGGAAGAACGCCGTCGCCGACGTCGAGGCGCAGAAGAGCCACGAGGACCGCGTCAAGCGCGTGGAGAACCTCGGCGTGCAGGTCGTCCAGTCGGACGCCTTCAAGGCCGCCATCAAGCCCTACGTGAAGGCTGACGGGTCGGTCAACGTCCCCGAGCGCGCCCACTTCTCCACCGACCCGATCGCGGTGAAGTCGCTGTTCACCGGCGGCTCCGGCACCTCCGCCGGTGCGTTCGTCACCCCGGAGCAGACCGGCATCATCGAGATGCTTGGCCGCCGGCCCCTGACGGTCCGAGACATCATCTCGGTCCGCCAGACCGGCTCCGACACGGTGGAGTACGTCCGCCAGACCTCGCACACCAATGCCGCCGCACCTGTCCCGGAGGCCTCCACCTCCGCCGCCGTCGGGTCCGGCGCAGAGGGCAGCGAGGTCACCATCGCCCAGGCCGGCGTCAAGCCCGAGGGCTCGTGGGCCTTCGAGCGCGAGACCGCGACCGTGAAGACGATCGCCGAGTGGGTGCCGGCCACCAAGCGGGCGCTCGCCGACGCGGCCCAGCTCGAGGGCCTGATCCGTGACGAGCTCGCCGCGGACATCGCCGAGACCGAGGAGGACCAGATCCTCAACGGTGACGGCACGGGCGAGAACCTGCCGGGCATCCTCAACACCTCGGGCATCCAGGCGCAGGCCTTCGACACGGACATCTTCCGGTCGGTGCGCAAGGCGATGACGAAGGCCCGCACGGTGGGCCGCGTCGTCCCGAACGCGGTGCTCCTGAACCCGGAGGACGTCGAGACGGTCGACCTCGCCCGGGAGAACGGTTCGACGGGGAAGTACTTCTCCGCCGGCCCGTTCGCGCTCGGCCCCCGCACGCTGTGGGGTCTGCCGATCGTGGAGACCGAGGCGATCGATGCCGGCCAGGGTCTCGTCGGGGACTTCTCCCGCTCGGTCCTGTGGGACCGGGAGCAGACCACGGTGACGATCTCCGACAGCCACGCGGACTTCTTCATCCGCAACCTGGTCGCGGTCCTCGCCGAGGAGCGCGTCGCCTTCGGTGTCACCCGTCCGCAGGCGTTCGTCGTCACCGACGTCGCGGCCTGACCCCACCCAGTCGCGGGGGGCCGCCCGGGGCGAGCCCATCGTGGCCCCCGGGCGGGCGCCGTCACCGACACTCAACGATCGGAGATTCGCATGGCACTGGACCGGTACGACATCCAGGTTGGCAAGCACCGCACGACGGTGCAGCTGACCGAGAAGGACGCGAAGAAGCGCGGCCTGACGAACGCCGACAAGACCGCCGTCCGGGCAGCCAAAGCCCGCGACGCCGCTGCGAAGGTGGAAACCGAGGCGGCTGCGAAGGCGGAGGCCGAGAAGTCCGCGGGAGCAAAGCAGGGTCGCCAGCCGGCGAACAAGGCGGGCGCCGCCGGCGCCACGAAGTAGAGGGAGGGGGCGCTGTGGTGGACGATCTGACGACTCCCGACGCGTTGTCGGGGTATGCCGGCGCCCCGTTCTCTGCCGCCTCGGTCAAGGCTGCCGCGGCGTCGGTCCGGTCCGAGTGCCGGTGGCACATTGCCCCCGAGGTCACGACGACGTCGGTGATCCGGACGGGCGGGGCGCGGGAGGTACTCCTCCCGACGCTCAAGCTCGCCCAGGTCACCAGCATCGAGGCGCTCTCCCTGACGGGCACGCCTGAGCCCTGGCGGCCGGACTCGCAGCCGTGGTGGTCGGTGGAGCAGGGCATCTTGCTGTTCACCGAGGCGCCTCCGGTGTGGATCCGCGTCGAGTTCAAGCACGGCTATGAGGAGTGCCCGGAGGACGTCTTGCAGATCGTCGCGGACCGTGCGGCCGCGGTGCGCACGGGCGGTCGGGTCCGCCAGGAGTCGCTTCTTGGCCGGTCGGTCTCGCTCGACACGAGCGCGATCCTGAGCGACTCCCCGCTCGCGGCCTACACCCTGGGGTGGCAGCCGTGATCGGGCTGATGACGCAGAGCGTCGGACTCAAGAAGCCGGGCGAGCAGGTACGCGACGAGGCCGGCCAGCCGGTCTTCGACGAGTACGGCAAGCCGGTGATCGGTCCGCCCACGACGACGGCCGTCCGGGCCTGGTACGAGCCGCGGAGCTCGACGGAGGACACGAACGCCAGAGATCAGGTCGTGTGGGGGTACTGGGTCGCGGTTGATCTTGACGTGGACCTGGACGCCTATGACGCGATCGTGATCGACGGCCTGGACTACGAGGTCGACGGTGAGGCGGGCCGGCAGCCGGGAGGCTTCCTCGTGCCTGGCTTCCAGAAGGTCGCCGTCGCGAGGGCTTCGGGATGAGCCCGCCTCGCGCTCGAGTGACCATCAACGAGGACCTGATCCGCCAGGCCATGGTCAACCCGGACGTGGTCCAGCACTTGAAGGATCACGCCGAGAAGGTCCGGGATCGCGCCGAGCAACTCGCGGCCGCGGACAACGTGGACGCCGAGTTCACGACCGAGGAGAAGCGGCAGTCCACCGGCCGCCCGGTCGTCGACGTCCGGTCGAACAACGCCGAGGCCGAGTACGGGACGTCGCGGGTCGACCGGCGCCGAGTGCTCGGTCGGGCGGCGGAGGAGTTCCGCACGACTCCGGGTGTCCAGCAGGTCGATAGGTGGTGATCCGGTGCAGCCGTTCCCGAACGTGCTTCCTCCCGTGATCGCCCACCTGCACGCGTGGCTGGACGTCCCGCCGGGACGCGTGTCCACGGCCACACCGCCACGGCTCGAGGAGCACCTTCCGTTCATCCGTGTCAGCCGCGGGCCGGGGTCGGATGACTACATCACGGCCTCGACCGTGATCGACCTCGACGTCCTCGCCGCCAGCGAGTCGCACATGTGGGCGCTCGCGGAGCAGTGCCGGTTGGCGATGCATGCGCTCGGGGGCCAGAAGGTCGCCGGCGTCCAGTTCGACTCGATCTCCACTGCCAGCGGGCCGACCGCTGTGAGCTGGGGAAACCCGGCTATCGAGCGGGCCGTGCTGTCGGCTCGCGTCAACGTCCGTCGCATTCGTCGCGGCTGACGATCGCGCCCGGTGGGGCGCTCCCATCCTCTGACCCTGAAAGGGGCTGCTATGTCTATCACCCTGCCCGAGTTCAAGAACGCGAACGACAACCCCGACAACATCTTCAAGGCCCTCGAGCAGACCGTGCTCATCAAGCCCCGCGTCAAAGGGCAGGCCATCACGCCGATCGAGTCCGTGTGGGACGCCGAAGACGGTGGCCTGATCATCCCGCCGAACTTCATCCCGGTCGGTCTGATCACCAAGGCCGACGGGTCGACGTGGTCCCGGTCGACGACTGTCGCGGACACCGAGTCCGCCGGCTACGCCGAGCCGACCCGACGGGACGTCACCGGGGACGTGCGAGGTCTGCGCTTCACGGCGCAGGAGTCGAACCGCGCGACGCTCGCCCTGTACGAGTCGCTGCCCGCGGACCAGGTCAAGCAGATCGCCGGCGGCGCGGTCACCTACGACGCGCCGGCCCGTCCGGGCCTCATCGAGTACGAGGTCCTGGCGATCGCGCAGGACGGCGTGGGCGCCGACGTCCTCCACCAGGTGCGCTACCTGCCGCGGGCGACCATGACCGAGTTCTCCGACCAGCGGTGGTCGGAGGACGGCGAGTGGCTCTACCCGTGCAACTTCGGCGCGATGGTCGACCCGAACGCGGGCACGTCGCTGCGCACGTGGTGGTGCGGATCCGAGGCCCGCCTCGAGGGCATGGGCTTTGACCCCGCAGGGGGCACCCCGTGACCGAGACGACGACCGGCCAGACGACACCCAAGGAGACGACCATGCCTGACACGACCACGCCCGCGAAGTCCTCGAAGCCCGCTGCCGCGCGCAAGCCGGCGACCTCGAGCAAGGCCGAGAAGCCGAAGCGCACCCGGACGGAGATGACCGCGCCGGATGGCCGCCGCCATGTGGCGTCTTCACCGACCGAGGTCAACAACCTGCTGTCCGCCGGCTACAAGCTGGCCGAGGGGGGCAAGTGAGCGAGTTCAAGACGTGGGACCAGTACGCCGACGAAGCGCGCATCGAGGCGTTCCAGCTCCCGGTCTCCAAGGACGAGGTCCTCACGATCGCGGCGCCCTCTGGGGCGGCGATCATCCAGTGGTCCCGCGCCTACCGGTCCGGGGACAGCGAGGCCATGCTCTCGGCCCTGACCGGGGACCACTACGCACGCATCCGCGAGCTCGTGAGCCGCGCACCGTTCGAGGCGATGCAGAACTTGGTCACCGACATCATGGTGCACTTCCGCCTCACCGAGGAGATCCGCCTTGAGGGGCCCGGGGGCGGCACCATCACTGAGCGCGATCCCCGCAAGGTGCAGAAGCTCATCGGCGCGGGGTACAAGCCCGCGGGGGAAGCGCGCTCCCGTCCCTGATCCACACCGTTGACCGGTACGGCGAGGCCATCGAGGTCGACCTGCACCGGTTCTATGGGCTCGACCTCATCGCCTTCTTCCAAGGCGCGCACTCGTGGCGGAAGCTCTCCGCCCTGATCCGCGCGATGCCCCGGGCGTCCCAGCTCGGGCAGGCCCAGGCCGACGACGACGATCTCGCGATCGCACTCGCGGCAAGGCAGGCAGACGACCAGGCCGACATCCTGCGCCCCACGGGGCCGAGGGTGTCGGCCTGGTCGGAAGAGGTCGAGCTCCTGACGGACCTCGCGGACATCGCGAAGCGAACCCTCGACGTCCTGACGGCCCAGGCGACGGGACAGAAACAGATCCCCGCGCACGTACCTGCCCCACGGCCCCGTACCGCGAGCCACCGACTCGAAGAGACCAGGCGTCGCCGCGCACGCGCGGCGCTCGCGGAATCGATCTCGGACGCTCAACGCCGATGGGCGAAGAAGCACGCGCAGGCCCCCACCAGCACCGACTGATCAGAGAGGGGGCGGTCTGCCATGTCCCAGGACTCCGCCGTCTGGCTCCCGGTACTTCCCGACATGTCCGGCTTCGGGCCGGGAATGCTCCGCGGCGCCGAGCAGGCCGCCGAACGAACGGGGCGCTCGACGGGCCGCAAGTTCGGACTCGCGGCGCTCGCGGGCGTGGCGGCGATCGGCGCCGGCGCGGCGGCCGCGACGCGTGCCCTGTACTCGATCGGTGAGACCTTCGACGAGGTCGAGGACACGATCCGGGTCGGAACGGGTGCCACGGGCGACGACCTCGAGGCTCTGGTGGAGTCCGCGCGGCAGGTCGGCACCCAGGTGCCAGCCCAGTTCGAGGACATCGGCACCGCGGTCGCAGACCTGAACACCCGGCTCGGGCTCACCGGCGACGATCTCGAGACCGTGGCGAGCCAGGTCCTCGAGGCGGGCCGCATCCTTGGCGAGGACGTCGACATCCACGGCGTGAGCTCCGCGTTCAACGCCTTCGGTCTCGAGTCGGACCAGGTCTCCGGGGCCATGGACCACCTCTTCCGGGTCTCCCAGGCCACGGGCATCGGAATGAACGACCTCGCGGCCCAGGTGTCGTCGAACGCGCCCGCGGTGCAGCAGCTCGGCTTCTCCTTCGAGGAGACGGCCGCCCTGGTCGGAAACCTCGACCGGGCGGGCCTGAACTCCTCCCGGATGATGATGGGCATGTCGCAGTCGCTCGTGCGACTGGCCCGCGACGGGGAGGAGCCCGCGGAGGCCTTCCGGCGGACCGTGGACGAGATCGACGCCTTCCTCGCTGCCGGGGATCAGGCGGCCGCGATCGATCTCGCGGGCGAGGTGTTCGGCACCCGCAACGCGACCCAGTTCATTGGCGCGATCCAGGACGGCACTCTCGCCATGGACGATCTGGCGTCCGTCGCGGGCATGACCGAGGACACGATCCTCGGCGCCGGCGAGGAGACGATGGACTTCGCCGAGCAGTGGCAGCTGTTCAAGAACAACGTGCTCGTCGTGCTCGAGCCGATCGCGAGCCGAGTCTTCAGCGCCTTCGGCGACGGCATGGCCTGGCTGACCGAGTCCGCGTTCCCGGCACTGTCCTCGGCGTGGGACTCCTACGTCTCTCCCGTGCTCTCCTGGATCGGGGACATGTGGGACGAGTACATCGGCCCTGCCCTGACCTCCCTCGGTGACACCCTCACCAACGTCATCGTGCCGGCACTGGTCGAGTTCGGGGACCGCGCGCAGACGATGTGGACCGAGTACGTCGAGCCCACCTTCATGGGCATCTGGGGCGTCATCCAGGACTACGTGATCCCCACGATCCGCGAGCTCTGGCAGGACGTCATCAAGCCAGCGTTCACCGAGATCGGCGAGACGATCCAGGCCTGGTGGGACAACGTCGGCCGACCGATCTTCAACAAGGTCGAGGACATCATCATCAACAAGGTCGGCCCGGCGATCACCGGGCTGTGGCAGAACGTCGTCGGCCCCGCCTTCGCGGGAATCGGCGACTTCATCTCCAGCGCCTGGAACAACGTCATCAAGCCGATCTTCGACACGATCCAGTCCATCCTCAACGGCGACCTCACCGGAGCCTTCAACTCCTTCAAGGACGCCGTCACGGGCGTGTTCGAGACCGTCGGCGGCGTCATCTCCGACATCTGGAACGCGACCATCAAGCCCGTCTGGCAGGCGATGAGCTCCTTCATCTCCGACACCGTTGTCCCCGGCGTGGAGACCGGAGTCGACTTCCTGCGCCGAGCCTTCGACCGGGTCGCCAACTTCTTCCGCACCCCGATCAACTGGGTGATTCGCTACGTGTGGAACGCGGGCCTCCGCAAGGCCTACAACGCAGTCGCCGGCGTCATCGGCGCCAGCCAGCTCGAGCGCGCAGACGAGATCGGCGAGTTCGGCGGCACACCCGCCTCCGCGCCAGTCCAGCGCGGCTCCACGACCAGGGGCCTCGCACCCCGGGCGTTCGCCCGAGGAGGCTACGCCTCCCCAGGGTGGGCGCTCGTCGGCGAAGAGGGCCCCGAGCTCATCGACCTGACCACCCCCGGACGCGTCTACACCGCCGGCCAGACCGCCGAGGCGCTCGCCGCGCTCGACGCCGGCCGCGACCTTACCGACCAGCAGTCCCAGATCCTCGCCGGACCTTCCCCGGCGCGGGCGCTCGCCCCGATGGGCGGCCCCGGGGACTGGGTGTCGGACGCGTGGGGCGCCGTCACCGACGCCGCCGGCGCGGCACTGAGGTGGACTCGCGGGGCGCTCGCTTCGGCGGCGGACGCTCTGCTCGGCCCGATCTTCGAGGGCATCGCCGGGCGGATGGCTGAGCATGGCCGGTTCGGTGAGCTCGCGGGCAGTGCGATGGTCAACGTCAAGGACCGGCTCATGGACTGGATCCGTGGCCAGGACGAGGAGTACCTCGCCCGGACCATGTCCGGCGTCGACAAGTTCGACCCGGCCATGCTCGGTGCCGGCGTTGCGGGCGCTGGTGCGGGCGGCGGATGGCTCAGGCCCGGCCCCGGCCCCGTGACGAGCCGCTTCGGTCCACGGTGGGGTGGCATGCACGCCGGCATCGACCTTGCCATGCCGGTCGGCACCCAGCTGCGGGCCCCGTTCGATGGGCAGGTCATCCGGTCCGGTTTCGGCACTCTCGCCGGCCGCACGGGCCTGGGCCTGATGATGATGCTCGCCAACGGCTTCGGCGCCTACTTCGGGCACCTCAGCCGCGTGTTCGCGGCCGATGGCCAGGCCTTCAACCGGGGCGACATCCTCGCCCTGTCCGGCAACACCGGGAACAGCACCGGCCCGCACCTCCACTTCGAGGTCAACCGCGGGAACTTTCAGGCACCGATCAACCCGACGATGACCGGGCTGTTCGACCAGGGCGGCATCCTCGAGCACGGCCACGCCGCGCTGAACCTCTCTGGCGAGCCGGAGGCGATCCTCACCGGCGACCAGTGGCGCCAGCTCGAGGCGATCGCCAACGGCGAGGCTCAGTGGCCGGCCTACGCGACCGGCCCCGCCGCGGTCGTGACCGTGGAGAACGGGGACGCCGGCCGGGTGGTCGGTGCTATCGACTTCGCGATGAAGGCCCGGGAGCGCGGCGTCCGGGCCAGGAGCAGGGGGTAGCCGATGGCGCTCGATCCGACGGCTGGCGCCGTCTACGAGCTCGAGGGTGTGACGTTCGGCGGCAGGCGCGAGGGCGGCTACATGGTCGCCTCCGTGTCCCGGGCAGCAGCCTCGGTGCGTTCGCAAGCGGTGCCGGCCCCGCACCGGCACGGCACGATCCCGGGCCGGGACTACCTTGGCTCCTCGACGTGGACGTTCGACATCACGACGGACGCGGAGGACAACGCCGGCGCCTACGCGCTCGCCCGTCAACTGGGCGGCGCGTGGGCGCGGGCCCGGTCCTTGGCGCCGGGCGAGCTCGCAGTCCTGCGCGTCTACCGGGCCGGCGAGTGGTTCCGGGTGTACGGGCGTGCCCGTGAGTTCGCGGGTCCGGAAGAGACCGTGGGGACGACGGTCGGCACCGGCGCGATCGTCTGCTCGTTCGAGGTCATGGATCCGCTCGTGTACGGCGACCTCGAGCGGTCGGTGTCGATCGGCACGACCCCCTCGGCGGGCGCGACGGGCCTGATCTTCCCGGTCGTATTCGACGTCGTCTGGGACACCGACGGGGTGCCGGGCCAGCGGTCCGGGATCGTCGACCTCGAGGGCACCGTGCCCGCCCCCGTGGTCGTCGAGCTGCGGGGCCCGATGTCGAACCCGCGGGTCGTGCACTCGTCGGGGTGGGAGGTCGGCGTGACCGGCCCGCTCGCATACGACGAGGCCGTGATCTTCGACGGCCGGACCCGTACCGTGCGGGCGACCATCGGCGGCGCGCCCGCACCGAATCCGGCGTCGCGGATCACGCGCGCTACCCGCCTGGACCGACTCACCGTCGACCCGGGGCGCTCGGAGTTCACCTTGTTCGCCACCGATCCCACGGGGTCGGGGCAGGCCGTCATCACGTGGCGCGACGCGCACGCATCGATCTAGGAGGACACCATGGCGACTTCGCTCGAGATGCAGGGATGGGCTTTCGGTAACGGCTACGAGCACACGGTCGAGGTCGGCCGGATGCTGGCCTACCTGGCGTCGGGTGGCGCGTCGGGCGTCGTCGCCGCCCCGGACCTCAAGGTGACGCCCCTGGACGTCCCGGGTGGCGGTGTCCGCGTCATGCCCGGGGCGGCCGTGATCGCGTCGACCTACGGGGGCGGTGGGCAGCAGTCCTACGCGGCGCGCATGCCCGTCGCGGGCGACGTCGATATCCCCGCGACGTCGTCGGCTGGCGCCCGCACCGACCTGATCGTGGCCCGGGTCGAGGACCCGCAGTACGCGGGCGACCTGCCGGGTGTGCGCATCGAGCGGATCGGGAGCGTGCCAGTGACCACGAGCACGGCGGCCGAGCTCGGCCTGCCGTACCCGGCGGTCGCCCTGGCCCGTGTCACCCTGCCCGCGTCGACGGGCACCGTGCAGGCCGCCCACATCACTGACCTGCGGCGCATGGCGTCCCCGCGCCGCGTGGCCGGCCAGGCGACGGTCTTCCCGACGGGCAACGCGGCCGAGGGCACGGCCTACCAGATCCCGCAGGGTGGCTCCTACGCCGCCTGGCCGATCCGATCCGGTGACCGGCCCGTCGTTTTCGTGCCGGAGTGGGCGACCCGCCTGTCGATGGTCGTGCACCTGTCTGGCGTCCTGTACACCGGCAACCAGGCGTCGGTCGCGGGTACCCGGGTCGGTATCGGTTCGACGTGGTCGCAGAACGGGATCATCAAGGAGGAGGACGACGACGGGTCGTACTCCAACAGCGGTAAGCGCGTGCACTACACGATGCTCGGTGACATCGCGCTCGAGGCGCCCCGGCGTGGCACTTACCAGACACTGAACGTGCAGGCGATGCGCACGGCCGGCAGCGGGCTGTGGTGGGCGGACTACCAGTCGGCCATCGGCATCCAGTGGGCGTTCGACGAGGAGCCGATCTAGCGTGGGCTGGTCGTTCATGGTCCAGGAGCTCCCCTCTGGGGAGTGGATCGACCTCGCAGCCCCGCTCTCGGGCGCCCAGGTCACACGCTCCCTGTCAGCGGCCGCGAGCCTGTCAGGCACGCTCCCTATCGAGCTCGCCCACCTAACCGGTCGGCTCCGGGAGTGGGGGACGGCAATCTACGCGGTCGAGGGTGACCAGCTGCGCGGCGGCGGCATCATCCCGGACGGCGGCGTGTCCTACGACGACCAACAGGTCAGCATCGACGCCGTCGGCCCGTCCTCCTGGCTACACGGCCAGCCCTGGCTCACGGCCGACCGGTCCTACATCGACGCCGACCCCGCGACGATCGACCAGGACATCTGGGACCGCATGCAGGCCTGGGCAGGCGGCTTCCTCGGCGTCACCCTCGACCCGCTCACCACCACCAAGCGCATCGGAGAGCCCGAGCGGGACGTGAACTTTCAGACCAGCACTGGCCAGGACGTCGAGTTCACCGCTGGCCCCTACCGGCTGTCCTGGTGGCAGACAGCGAACGTGGGCCAGGAACGGGCACGCCTCCTCGAAGACGCCGGGATCGAGTGGCAAGAGGTGCCGAACTGGGCACCAGGCCAGGCCCGGGCGGTCCGGTGGCACATCCGCCGCGCCTTCCCGCGGCTCGGCGCTCGCCGGCACCAACGACTCACCGTCGGCGCGGAGATCATCCAGGTGCCCCCCGTCCAGCACGAGCCCTACAGCAGCGACGTGCTCGTGCTCGGCGCCGGCGAGGGCTCCGCGACGGTGTCCGCGACTGCCAGCCGGACGACCGACCGGCTCCGACGGGCGGCACTCGTGACCGCGAAGGGCATCGGAAGACGACCCACCGCCGAAACACGGGCCCGCTCCGAGGCTGCCCGCCGCACCGGCACCAGCGTCGTCGGCTCGATCGTCGTCGTCCCCACCGAGACCTTCGACCCCTGGCAGGTCCAGCCCGGCGACGAACTACCCATCAGCGGTGACGCCGGCTGGGTGCAGCTCGACCACTGGGTGCGCGTCATCGAGATCACCGCCGACTGCGAGAGCGGCGAGCACACCATGGAGGTGGTCCCCGCGTGAACATCGACATCCAGGCACGCCGAGCCGCCCAGCGGCTCGCCGACGAGATCGCCGACCTGCGCGAACTCACGCGAGATCTCGCCACCACCCCGCAGCTGACGTCCTCCTCGATCGACTCGGGGTCCCTGCTCGTCCGCGATGACGACGGCTCGCTCATGGGCGAGGTCGGCCTACAGCACGACGGCACCTGGGGCGCGACCACTCTCAACGGTCCCGAGCCCGCGGCACCGACACCTCCCGTTCTCGACGGCGGTGTCGGCGTGCTCGCGGTCCGCTGGGACGGCGGACTCGTCAACCAGCCCGTGCTCCCGCTCGACTTCGAGGCCGTCGAGGTCTACGCCGCGACCGGCCGCGACCCCGAGATCACGGCGGCGGACCGACAGGGAGTCATCACCGCGCAGGCCGGCGGGGCGAAGGTCCTGTCCCTCGCGCCGGGCACCTGGCGCGTCGGGCTCGTGACCCGCGCGGTCTCCGGCCGGCGCTCGCCGCTGTCGGGCCTGTCGGCCGGGCTGGTGGAGGTGCCGGCGGACGCCGTGGCGATCAATGACGCACTGGTAGACGCGGTCGAGGGGATCACGCAGGCGAAGGCCGACGCTCAGGCCGCGCAGGACTGGATCGAGACGACGGGCGGAGAGCTCGGCGATCGCCTCGATGCCGCGTTCATCCAGGTGGGCACCGCGCAGAGCACGGCGGATGCCGCGAGCACGGCCGCTGGGAACGCACTCAGCGTCGCGGAGGCGGCCGTCGTGTCCGCGAACGGGAAGAACGCCCGCATGGGTGGCACGACGCCGCCCTCCGGTGACGGCACGGCCGTCGGCGATACCTGGTGGCAGTACGAAGACGCCTCACGTGCCGTCGTCCTCAGACAGTGGACCTGGGACGGCGACGAGTGGGTGCAGGACCAGTACGGGCACGAGGTCATCTCCTCGGCCGACATCGGGTCCCTCACGGTCACCGGCCAGAGCACGCTGGCGGCGGCGGTCATCGAGCGGCTGTACGCGGACGTCGTCCGGTCGCGGAAGATCGGCACCGACATGCTCCTCGTCGGGGCCGGCACGAACCTCTTGGCGGACCCCCGCTTCACGGACGCCACCCTCACCGAGGCACGGCGCTCGCGGTCTGGCGCCACGGTCTCCTCGGCGGGCCTGACGCAGACGACGTTCATGTACTACGGGCCGACCTCGAACCTGATCGCTCGCGACTCGGCTATCCAGGTCGCCGAGGGCGAGGTCTACCGGATCCGCGTCCCCGTCGCGGACATCACCGGCAGCGCCCCGTACATCCGGATCGAGCGGTGGACCGCCGGCGGCAGCCGCCAACTCCTCGGCGCCGCCGCGGACACGACTATCACCGATGGCGTGGCGGAGATGGTGTGGACGGTCCCGGCCGGTGCGGTGTGCTTCCACCCGATCGTGTATGCGGCCTCCGGCTCGTACACGGTCGGCCCTGGCGGGTCGGTGGTGCAGCTGATCGACTCGCCGCTGATCGTGGACGGCGGCGTGACCGCGAGCAAGATGAACGTGGCCTACACGGACCCCGAGACGGGTTACGGGATCCAGATCGTGCCTGAGGGCATCACGCTGCTGGGGCCTGAGGGTAATCCGATCGTGTCGATCCGGGCTGACGGCTCGGTGGCGATCGCGGTGCTCGATGCGGACGGCGCGATCGTCGGTGGCATCGACGGGGACGGCAACGTTACGGGGCGCACGGTCTCCGCGAACGAGGGTCTGGAGTACAAGGGCACCGAGCTTCAGGAGCTTCTTGATGCGTTGCCGCGCGGGATCATGGCGCACACGCGGAACACGTCGGACGCGCTGGTCGGTACGAGCAACGCACGACTTCTTGCTGTCACGTTCCGGACGCCGAAGGACAATCGGAAGATCCGGGTTGGCTTTCGTGGGCACGCGGGAACGGCGGCGCCCCGCGCGTACTTCCAGCTTCGTCAGGCGGCGGGCGACTCCGTGGGGCCGAACAACAGTCAGCAGCATTCTTGGTATCTGCCGGGCCTCGGGTCGGGGCACTCGCAGTCGTTCGAGTTCTCGCACACGCGGTCGGTGAGCGAGTGGGGTTGGCCCTACGACGCGACGATCACGCTCGGTATCTTCGTCCGCTCTCTCGACACGGGTGCCACGCTGAACTTCACGTCCGGGAACAACCAGGAGATGTGGGTCGAGGACATCGGGCCGCGCGAGGATGCGGTCGCGCACACGCCGTGGGTTCCGTCCGGTGGCGGCGGCACGGGCGGTGGGAACGAGACCCAGCCGGGCAAGCGCCTCTACACCGCGACGTTCAATTCGACGTGGGTGCAGTCGTTCGCTGGCGGTCCGGGGGGTTCGCGGTATGCGTACAACCCGCCGGCGCAGACCCGGGGGTACTCGGGGTACTGGTCGAGCGCGAACGGCGTGCTCTCGGCGATGTGGGGCTTCGATCGGGCCGCGATCATGGCTTTCTGCTCGGGTGCGGACATGGTGTCGGCGCGGCTGCGGCTCAAGAACGATCACTCCGGGAACAACGGGGCGACTGTCATCGAGCTGTGGAACGCGCGAGCGGACTCGCGACCGAACAACGAGTCCGGTCGAGCTCGCATCGGCTCGCCGTCGTTCTCGCCTGGTCAGACGAGGTGGTTGGGTGTCGACGCGGCCATGCCCGAACTGAAGAACGGCAACACGTCCGCGTTCCGCATCAACCCGCCGTCGTGGCGCGCGTCCACTGCCGACTACGGCTACTTCAACGGGACTGCGGTCCTAGAGATCACGGTGAAGAAGTGAACCCGGAAGAGATGACGGACGAGGCGATCACCGCCGAGCTGATCGAGATCGATGCCCGCCGGGACCCGCTTCTTGCGGAGCAGTCCAAGCGGCGGTCGATCGCCGAGCTCGACGGCCGGATAGAGGGGCTCCTCGAGCAGAGGTTCGCGGCGACGGGCTACACCGAGGGCGACGAGTGGGTGCGCCCGACCGGGTATCACGACGCCTACCCCCTCGGCTGGCGGGTCACGCACGACGGGCGCGAGTGGGAGTCCCTCCGCGCGGGGAACCCGGACGAGCCCGGCGCCGAGCCGCTCAGCTCGTGGCGGGAGATCGTGCCCGAGGGCGCGCCCCCATCTGAGTGGCAGCGACCCCAGGCCCACAACCCGTACAGCATGGGCGACCGGGTGACGTTCGAGGGGCAGGTGTGGGTGTCCCTCGTCGACAGCAACGCATGGTCCCCGGCGGAGTACCCCGCCGGCTGGGAGCTCGAGGAGGGATCGTCGTGACTCTTCGGCATCTCTCGCGCGCGCATCGTCTCCTGCGTCGCACTCTGCTGACGGCCGCGTACCTGACGGTGCTGGTGGCGGGCATCAGCATGCTGGTCCTCACGCCCCGCACGATCGCCGGGGCACTGGGCGAGGCCGTCATCTACCTGGCCGCGGTGCTCGCCGTGATCGGCGGTCCCGCCGGCGCCTGGTCCGTGGCCACGGACCGGCCCGGCCGGGACCGGTGGCGCGTCGAACGCTGGGCTGCGCCGTTGGCGGCTGGCGGCGCGCTGGGATACGCGGTCGGTGTCTGGTCACTGATCGCGGCCGAGACGATCACCCGCATGTCGCAGGGCGCGTGGATCGCCACGTGCCTGCTGCTGCTCATCGACCGGGCCGTCGAGGTCGACGCCACGGCCAAGACTCAACGCGTCCTTCACGACCTCAAGCGAGGAGATCCTCGACCGCCGACCACCGACCGGGGGTGATCGGGTGGACGCCGCGCCCCTCATCACCGCCCTCGGCGGCATCCTGACCGGCCTCGCGGTCGCGATCACTGGCCACCTCCGCAACCGCGACGACCGCAAGCGTGGCGTCCGCGCCGACGAGCGTGACGACCTGACGGCCCGCGGCGGCATCTGGTCCCAGATCCTCGACGACGTCCAGGAGCACCAGGTCGCACCCCTGCGGGCCGAGCGCGACGACCTGCGCCAGCAGCTCGACACCCTCTGGACCCGCTACTGGGTCGCGATCGAGTTCGTGCGGCGCCTGCTCGCCTGGATCGGCCGTCGCACCCCACCCGACGCCGACGTGCCGGACCCCGTGCCAGACACACCCACCGAGATCCGCAAAGACCTCTAGGAGGCCCCCATGGCCCAATTCCCCGGCGCCATCCAGAAGCCCATCAGCACGAACTTCGGCCTCGTCCGCAGCGGCGGCAAGATCGACCGGACCGCGGCCCGCCCTGGCGGAACGACGGCCGTGATCTATCACGTCGCAGCATCCAAGGCCGCGAGCCTGCGCGACTACTTCAACCTGCCCGCCGTCCGCGCGTCCTCTCACCTGTTCGTCCTCTACAGCGGGTTGGTCGAGCAGTACGTCGACACCGACCACGTCTCCTGGGCGTGCGGGGACGGCGACCTGCGCGCCATCACCGTCGAGACCCAGGGCGTGGACGGCGAGCCGTGGACGGACGCCCAGGTCGAGACCCTCGCCCAGATCGCCGCGTGGGCGCACCGCACCTACGACGTCCCCCTCCGCCTCATGACCTCCTCCGCGACGAGTCAGCACGGGCTGGGCTGGCACCGCCTCGGCGTGCAGGGCAACTTCTCCGGCCGGCCCGGCCTCCTTGGCCTGCACCGCTCCAACCTCAAGACCGAGCGGTGGTCATCGGCCTTCGGCAAGACCTGCCCGGGTGACGACCGGATCTTGCAGATGCCGACCATCCTCGCCCGCGCCAAGCAGATCACCGGCAGCTCGGATCCCGGCCCTTCCCCGGCGCCCGCACCCGCGGCCGGCATCAAGAAGATCCAGCAGGCGCTCGCTGACCTCGGTTACCTCGACACCGAGAAGTGGCTGATCGACGGCGTCCTCGGCGACGCCACCCGCGCCGCAGTGCGCACCTACCAGCACGACGCCGGCCTCGTCACCGACGGCGACCCCGGCCCCATCACCACCACCGCCTTGGAGGCAGACATGGCCACCGTGAAGACCCTCGCGACCGACAGCCAGAAGCTGAAGGCCGCGACCGAGCGCAACGAACGCCGGCTCGAAGTCATCCTCGAGCAGCTCGCCGCCGTCGCAGGCGCCGTCACCGACCTGGTCGCAGAGATCCGCACCGCCGACCTCGTGAAGGGCCGCGAACGCATCGAGCAGAACAACGTAGTCCTGTCCCAGCTCGACCCCCGCAACCCCAAGAACCAGAAGGGCGCCTGACCATGAACACGACCCCCCGCACCATCGGACCCGTCACCACCGCCGCGGCCGCCGGCACCGGCGTCGCCGGCGCCGCCGCCATCGTCCTCGTCTGGCTCCTGTCCCTCATCGGCGTCGACGTCCCCACCGAGGTCTCGGCAGCGTTCGCCGTGCTCCTGGCCGCTGTCGGCTCGATCGTCGGCGGGTACCTCGTCCGCCCGGTGGAGTCCACGCCGGGCAGGCACGAGTAGCCTCTCCCTCAGCGTGGCCCCGCGCCCACAACCCACCCCCCTGGAAGGCCGGGGTCGCGCGCCAACGACACCGCCCCCGCTCAGCTTCGGCTGGGCGGGGGCGATTTGTCGTGCCTGGGGGTCGGTGGCACGCGGTGTCCGACCGACGTCAGTGTCTGTCCTGCGTGGTCTACTGTGGGCCACACAGACCAAGGGAGGTTGTCATGGCACCCGTAATCGACGTCAGCAGCGCAGACCTTGTCGCACGCCGCGAACAGATCCTCCGGCGGATCGAACTCACCGAGCGCGAGTTCGAGCGCGCCGTGGCTACGCGCACGCTCTCTGGCGAGGAGTGGGACGCTAAGGAGGAACTCGACGCGATCACGTTCCTTCTGGGCGCTGACGACTGAACAGCGTCATCACTTGGACCTCAGAGAACGAGCCGCGGCTTTCGCGCAAGAACTCCAAGAGACACTCAGCGGGGTGCTGCCCGGCGACTTCCAACTCATATCGGTCGCCCACAACGGTAGGTACGTAGTCCGGCCGGCCGGTTCCGAAGCGAAGTCGCAGCGGGTCCCGCTCTATATCGGTGAGGTGCTCGCTGCAAAGCTGAAGGTTCAGGTGTTTCTAGGGCTCGACCACTCCGGAGAGTTCTTGAAGACGATGGGATCTGCCGTTGCCATCGAGTCGGTACTCGATCGAACGCCGCTCATCCGCCAAGAGTTCAGGTCCGACATGGCGAAGGACGCCCCGTTCGCTCATTGGCACATCCATGCTGACCGCGGAGCGCTTTCGCACCTGCTTGGTCAAGCTCACGCGGTGCGCAGCGACGTGGTCCAGAATCCGCACGACATGTCCTCGCTGCACTTTCCAGTTGGTGGAGAACGCTTCCGGCCGTGCGTCGAGGATGTTCTGGAGTTCGCGGTCAGGGAGCTCGGCGTGGATTGCAAAACGGGCTGGGAAGGCGCGCTGAAAGCCGGTCGAGAGAAGTGGCGGCGACGGCAGTTTCGTACCACCGTGCGCGACTTGCAGGAGGAGGCGGCTGATGTCTTGCGCAAGCAGGGCTGGACGTTGACCCCTCCTGATTCCGTGCGCACGGAGGGCACAAGCGTGCTTCACCGCTGGTGAGCAAGAGACCACCCATGACCGACCCCGGCTCCTGGGACGCCGACGCCGACCTCTGGCAGGCGATCACCAACGAGGTCCCGATCCCGCCCCGCCACGACCAGGTCGACGCACCCGAACCCATCCCCGTCACCGCGCGCATCCACTGGGAACGCGACGGGGAGGAGCAGCTCGACACTCAGGCCGTCGCGTGGTCCGGCCGCGCCGTCCTCATCAGCATCCACGACCGCCGGCGGCAGATCCTCGGAGTGTGGCTCGACGCCGCCGACATCACGCGGCGCTAGAAGGGCCCGTCTCGATCGTCGGTGATCGAGACGGGCCCTTGTGTGTCGGTGGTCGGAGTTAGCAGACGTCGTCGTAGAAGTCCTCGAGGATCGAGTCCTCGACCTCGGGGACCTGCATGTGCCACGAGATCAGTTGGCCCTCACGGTCGCTGCGCCAGGATTCGCAGTCCATCTCGTTCCACTCGTCAGGGCGCCGTTCCCACGCGGGGTAGAAGTCGCGGTCCTCGAGCTCGGACAGTCCTAGGTGTGGCGAGAGTGGCGTCAGGGGTGCGGCCTCGTCCTCGTCGAGGAAGCCGAACTCTTCTTCCATCATCTGCTCGTTGATCTCGGCTTGCTCGTTCATCTCGTTGATCGCTTCCTGCTCGGGGGAGGTGCAGCCAGCGAGAGCGAGCAGGGCGACGGGTACGGCGAGGGCGATTCGCGTTCGGGGGCGCGTGTGCATGGTGGGCCTTTCGGGGTGGGGCGGGGGATTGTGTGGAGGGTATGCCAGTTCTGGCACCGGGTGGTCCGGTTAGGCGGCCGTCTGGGCGACGACGCGGAGGCGTGCGCGGTCGACGTCGACGTAGCGCTGCGTGATGGTGGGGGTGGAGTGCCCGAGCAGTTGTTGCACGGCGAGGAGATCGTTGGTGGCGCGCCAGGTCTTGGTGGCGAATCGGTGACGCAGGCTGTGCATGGTCCACTCGCCCGGGAGGGCCTCCGCGACGAGCTCGCCCACCCATCTGGGGGAGAGGTGGCCGTCGATCTTACCGGGGAAGGCGTAGCCGGCCCCGTCCTGGCAGGCGGCGCGGATCCGGTCGGCGAGTCCGTTGTCGAGCGGGATGAACCGGCGCCGGCCGCCCTTGCCGTGGACGAGGAGCGTCCAGCCGTCGAGGTCTTGCACGAGGTCGCTGATGTGGACGCAGGCGACTTCGGCGCGCCGGAGGCCGCGGTGGGCGCCGAGCTCGATCATGAGCCGGACGCGGTGGTCGGCGCGCATGATCGCCTCGCGGAGTGCGGCATCCGGGGTGGGTCGCGGCCGGTGGTCGGGTTCGCGGACTTTGGGCAGCACGATGGCGGGCGAGGTGGTGCAGCGTCCGGTGCGGGTGGCCCATTCCCAGAAGCCTCGGAGCGACGCGCGGACGCTTCGGCGGGTGGCGGCCGACCACGTTTGCGCCGCGGTCCAGGCCACGAGGTCGTCGGGGGTGACGTCCCACGGTCCGACGCCGAGGGCGCGGGAGCATCGTCGGAGGTGGTCTGTGCGGGTGGTGATTGTGCCGGGGGAGCGGCTGGCAGAGCGCATCTCTGCCGACCAATCGTTGAGGGCCTTGGACCATTCCGGAGTGATCGGTTTCTCTCTCATGCTCGCGATTTCAACACCGGATCAGCGGGCGTGAGGCAGTTCGAGATCCACGTCTGTGGACAGCGTGGTCGCAGGTGAGAGGGTGTGGACGGTCGCGAGCTCGTCGCGCTCGATAGCCGGCTCGGAGACCACCGGGAGCGGGACGATCTCGGCGAGGTGCTCGTCGCGCTGGACTCCAGACCAGAAGGTTGGGGGTTCGAGTCCCTTCGGGCGCGCAGTGGCCCGGTCGCGTATGCGGCCGGGCCATTTGCCATGTCCGGGGCCGGGTTCGGGAGACGTCCGCCGGCGACGAGCTCGACGACAGACATGCCGAGAAGCGGCGCAACGACAGCGAGGTCGTTGAGTGTGAACGGGGTCTCGCCGCGGCGCTTGAGCGACCTTGTCGAGTACCGGCTTTGGTGGAGAGGTAGTTGTCCGCCGCAGCGGGGTGCTCGCCGGGGTGGAGGTGCTCGTATTCCACGGGTGGGACGAGTCCGATCTCGCCGTGCAGTCGTCGGTGGTTGTACCAGTCGATGTACTCCGCGACGGCGACCTCGAGATCGTCGATA